ACATTCAAATTGGAGTTCATCATGCACGAAGGCAAGTTGATGAGTGTGGACATTGTTTTTAGCAAACAAATCATTAGCTATAACCATCCAACGTTTTGCAATAACTCCTGCCGAGCATTGAAGGAGGTAGTTCAAGGCTTTGTGCGGGCTATCTACTAAGACTCTTCGTCCATCAATAGCTTTAAGCCAACCTGTTTTACCTTTTTCTTTAACTGCTTCTAATAACTCAGCTAATCCATCAATTGCAGCAACGTAAGCTGCTCTTATTTCTTTTCCTTTCTTGGCTGCTTGTGTCTCTGATAAGGTGCTGTCGTAGGACAGACCTAACTTGAGATTTCCAGCCCCATAAAGAAAGGCATACGAAATCGTCTTCACAAGTCTTCTAGATACAGTTGTTCCTACTATTTCAGAAACCTTGTCAGCATTAACCTGATGAATATCTCCGTTGAGAAGTATGTCCGCATATCTACCACCGTCATACCTAGCTAAATAATGAGCTAATATTCTTAACTCAATTCCGGCTAAATCAGCTCCAACCATCACCATCTCGGGAGAGGGTATGAATAACGCTCGAAACTCCAGTCCAGCAGGGACTTGTGCGAGATTCGGATTACGATGGCTTGCTCTAAAAGTATTAGTATTTACTGAGCAATGATGATGAATCCTTTTATTGGCAGTAACAAGCTTGAGCCAAGCGTTCACGCCTTCGGATATCATTCCAAGCGATTTCTTTATCGTCAAACATTTCGCACATTGAAGCGAGAAGGGAATATTTATCTCCGTCAATGTAATCTCGTCGATAATTGGTTTCCCAGTCGTAGTGGTCTTGGTCAGTTTGACATTCAAACGATTCGTAAGAATCCATGCTATGTGATCTCGTGATGTAGGGTTAAATTCTTTTAGTCTCTGTAATTCAGATCCTTGTCTGTATCCTTGTGTAGAGTTATCTCGTTTAGGAGTGAACAACGCTCCTCCAATGAAAGTCCATTCTTGCCGAAGTACTTTAGTAAGTTCTTCCATCTCTCTTCGGAGAGATGACTCAAGTTCGAGAGCTTTTTGTTCATTAAATGTCCATCCATGTATTTCTTGTTCGGTTAATATTTGTGCGACTCGATGTTCTAATTGACACGAGTCATCAAGGGGCGGAAGTGCTCGCATAATTTAGTTGTAACGTGTACGTCTTGTACACAATAATCTTGCATTTCTTGTGACCATTCTTTCCAGTCACTGGTTTTTCCAAATTCACCTTTATATTCGCCTAAGCGGTATCCATAACTTTCTAAACTGTGTCGTCCATATAGCTGCAATGGCATTCTCGGCCACTCTCTTTTGTAATCTATATCGATCATGTTTGGATGATACAACCTAGATAAAATAAGAGTATCAAGAACAGTCCCGTCAAACTTAAACCAAGGATAAGTTTTCCGAAGAACAGGTAAATCGTAGCCAATAATATTATGCCCACAAATAACATCAGCCGAACTGAGCCAATGTAAAGCTTCCGTGATCGGGTAGCAGTCACTACCTCGATTGTTAAATACGGTGGTTTCTTCTTTCGTGGAGTCATAGATGGCAATGCAATGTATTGTAGAAACGTCATGATATAGTCCGTTAGTTTCGCAATCAAAGACGAGCATTTGTTTTTCCGACATATGTTTTGTCCTTAAACTTTGCTTTCTTTTTGGCTTGTTTTGTAGGTGGTTTTGGTTTCTTCAATTCAGAAGTCTGAGTTGGTATTGAAAATTGCGTCCGTAGTTTCATTAAATTTACAGGTGGTTTTATCGTATTTCAGTGATGCAGCTACGCCTGTCTCTCCTGAGTATCTGTTTTTTAGGACTCTTAAAGTAGAGACATCATTTTCAGATTGTTGATCTCTTTCAAGTGCAAGCACCGTATCTGATAACTGACTTATTGCTTGACTACCTCTAAGTTGTCCCAATGAAACACGAGCACCCTCAGTATGATCTTTATCAGTCTGGGTCCGTCTCAAGTGAGACACTAGAAATAGTGTTATACCAGTCCTTTCAACTAAACTTCTAAGGTTAGTCATGGTCTGGTCTATCATTCTCCTCTCATCTCCATCTAATCCACTAAGCAATATACTTAGGTGATCAAGAAATATAACTTTTATATCCAGTCCGAGAGCCATATATTCAATTCGACTGTAGATAGTATCCGCAGATAAACTACCAAAATGGTCGTATAAATAAAGGTTCCAATCATTGATAGTGGAATCATATGCATCTTTTAATGTGGTGTATTCTTGTTCGCCAAGATGTAGGGCTTTTCCCACAGCTACAGACATAAGTCCTAATGCTGTTCGCCTGTTAGATTCTTCTAATGCGATGTAACCAACTTTAACTCCCTCTTCTAGTAGCTGAGTAGCAAGTTGACGACAGAAAGTACTTTTACCTTGACCTGTTCCTGCGGTTATTGTTGTGAGTTCTCCATAGCGAATGCCATGTGTTTTCTCTTGTAGTCCTGCCCATTTGTATTTGTGATCACATGGGGGACTTGGTGTAGTGACTTGTTCTAGTAAAGATTTACCATCAACTATCCCATCGGGTTGATACGGTTTAGCATCCCAGATAGCCCTTCTAATAGCTTCAGTATCGTTTGCTTGTAGCGCATCTGACGCATCTTTGTATTGCTCCAAGCGAGCAATCGTGACTTTTCCCGAAGGTAGGATTGACGCTGCATCTTCAACAGCTTTTCTTCCTGCGTCATCGTTGTCGAAGAATAAGCAGATTTCCTCATATCCTTGTAATAAAGGTATTTGTTTTTGAAGGTCTTTTTTAGCGGAACCTGCGCCATGTGGTAACGAAACCATCGGCCACTTATCCATCGCTTCATAACAGCTCGCAGCATCTAATTCACCTTCAGTAATAACAATACGCTTACCAGTACTAGGGAATAGGTGCTGACCAAATAAGGTGTCAGTGGAAATTCCTTCATATTTAAATTCTTTTAATTTATTTTTTGTTTTAAACCCTCTAAGTCGTCCATGAGAGTCGAAATAAGGGAAGCGTAAGTGTGCATCGTCTCGGTAGATCTTGTACTTTTCGCACGTTTGTTCGCTAATTCCTCTTTTTTGCAACCTTTGGGCTGAACCTTTGAATTGAACATTTGTCTGCATTTGATGAGTGTTGGATGTGTCGTTGCCGTGTGTATATGTTTGGCAAGCAAAGCAGTAGCTGTGTCCATCCGTGTACACGCTATTAGCGTCGGATGAGCCACAAGTACTACATGGTTCGTGTCTTATAAATTCGCTTTCTGTCATGTAAGCCAATCAACTGGTATGGCGTGATAAGCACACCATTTTATTCCGTATCTTTTGCACCATTGTGCATACGTCGTCTTTGATTTCTTAGAAATAGTTTGGTATGGATTTTGGAAGACCATACGTAAATCTATTTCTGGATTCTCTTTTAAAACCTGACGAACCTTGCGGCGGTCCTCACTTCGCCAATATCCTTTAGTTTCAAGGACAATGCCGTTGCTCAGAATAAAGTCAGGTGTATATAAATGTTTAATAGTATATGCAAAACTTACGCTTTCATATTCATAATCAACACCTAGTTCGCATAAGAGATCAGAGACTTTTTCCTCTAATCCTGATTTGAACATTAGAAGTCATCATCCTCCACTGAAGATGGAGTTGTATCTATTGTGACGTTTGGATCATCAGCTTTAAAGCCAGATGTTTTACCAAATAACTCAGCAACCCCATCTTCATCAAGGTCTCCACTATCGATCCCGGCCCCACTCTGTATAGAAACTACTTGCACTCCGGACAATTTCAATGATGTGCCATAGGTCACGCCATCTCTCAGAATGTAAGGTTTTTGGTGAAAGCCGAGCTTAACTTTGGAACCTTCATAAACTGGTGTGTCTATGTTAGTTATTGGTGTTCCTTCTGTATCTACAACAGGAGGTCTTTTATCTTCAGCCCATGAAAACTTAATAACAAATTTTCCTTCGGAAACTTCTTCCCATGGCTCAGGTCTTAGTGTTGATCTTTTAGGGTTCTTGAGTTTTGACTCAGCCCACTTAAGACAATCAGTTCTCTCAGTTTCAAGTGCTTCAACTACCTCACTACCAACAACGGCTTTAAGTGAGTAGCCAAACTTACTTGGCTTTAATATCGCCTGATAACCCTCAAGGGTTACAGGACTTGGTGTTATGTGTATGTTTTTAGGCATTAACAGAAAAAATATGGTGAATCAATTACTTGGGATATAAAATCCATATCTCCAATAATCGGCGGTTCAGATTCTGCTCCAATTGCTTGGGCAAATTCTCTTAGGAAGTCACGCCCTGCGAACAGGTGCATGTATGTATCTCTTACTAGGTGGGATAAATGTGTCATATCTGTTGCTCTACATAGAACGGAATCATGTATCAAACTAATTGGTGCATGAAACTGTGTAGCAGATAGATGTAGCAGACTGGCATCTAAAGAATGAATAAGATTTGGCGCAGTAGCATTTCGGTGGTGTCGTATATCAACGCCTAACTCGCCATCAGCTATCTTGAGTTGAGTACGACCAAGCAGTTGTAGTTCGATTACCTTGGTGTTCATCTTCATTAATCGCTGAGTGACTCGAAAGCCGGATGGTGTTACCCATACGAATTGTTCGGCACCGTTCTTAATTGCATTTGCAACTTCTTTCTCTATCCATCTCATTACCTTCATCGGTCCCGGGACGACCTCTTCCATGGCATCCCTGACTGCTTTAACGATTTGTGTTAGCTCTTCGTTTTCAATCTCAATATCTATATCATCAAAAGCATCGCGTATATATTGCCTGTTACTAAAAGGTTTAGCGTTATAAGGTATTGTCATAACGCACCTTTTGGTTTTTTTCCTATCCCAATGAGATCGGAGTCTTTCAGGTATATCCTTTACACTTGTTTCTGCAATTAATTTATAAGCATCTTGAGGTGTCTTACTTGGTATAACGTTTACCATCTGAGCTGTTGACTTGTCTCGAGCCAAAGCAGCGAGCACCTGTAATCCTGAGCACGTTGCATCAGTGGCGACAGGCAGTCGTGTAATCGTCCTTGATCCTTGAATAACTACTGCGTAGTATTCCTCGCAAGCTGCAAGAAATTGCCAAGGTTCGTCAGCAGTTTCCCAGTCTCCGATATTGTTTATCGGATCTGTAGCTACACGCTTGATTAGTGATAGGTTTGCACTCGGCCACGCTAGTCTCTCGTCTAACGTTGCTTTATCAAGACCAAACGTAGTAGCTACTTGGAAAGCTAACCACTTCTTACCATCCTCAGTAATCTCAGCTCCTTCAGCGAAGTTTAAGAGACTCTTTCCAAAGTCGGTATCTTGAGGTGTAAGAAATGCAGGTATAGGATATGCTCTACCCCTGTAATCAAAAGACCAAGGGATATAGTAATCTTTTCCTTTAAACTCTCGTACACAATTCATTGTCATACGAGTACGACAGCTAGTACGCCATTCATTAGCGTTCTTATTCTTAGCTATCGCAGCTCTCTTCTTCCACTCTTTACGAGCGATGTCGTTTGTATCAATATCAAAGGGTTTAGGTGGTTCAGGGTGATGTAGTACTGGTCTAAATTTTCCTACTGTTATCTCCCTCTCCTCCAACTCCTCAGCTACTTCTACTATGAAATCATTTAAATGATATTTAACCTTTTGTATAAGGTTCAGGAACTCATAAGTTTTTTCTCCCTGTATAGGTAAGGGTACCCCCCTTCGTACCATTTCATGGCACTTAGAGACATCATTTAAGTAGTAACCTCCGTCATGTAATTGGCTCCAATCTCGGGGCTCTATAAGCATCGGCCACGATATCGGGGAAAACAATTCAGTTACCCTAATTATCTCTTCTTTATGCTTATCAAATTCAGGCGTAGTTTTTAAATAATTATCAGTCTTTCTACCAATGTGTATACGTAGTTTCTCAAACCAACCCGATGATTCACAGAAACAATCAAGGAACCATGTCCCTGTTTTA